AACACGTCCGTGGATTCGTCCTTGGAACCGTCCGGAACGATCGTCAGCTCGACTCGACCGCTTCCCGCTGCTTCCAGGATGCCAACGTACTTCCCCTTGTAAGTGCGCGTCTCCACCGACCCGTTGCCGTCCACGAATTTGCCGCGAAGCTTGATCGGGCCCTCTTCGCGCGAAATCTTCACTACGCCCTTCGGCGAAGCGAATGCTCGGAACGGAACGTCGCTGTCGATAACGTAGAACTGATCGACAGCCACTCGCAGAGCCGCATCCGGCCCAGGCATCGGCTGCGGAACGACGGGGCCGGTCGGCACGCGGATGGACGGGTCAGCTGCGAAGCACGCCGACACCGCCAGGGCAGCAAGCGTTGCATACGCGTACCTCACTGCTTAGCCTCCGTGAGTTTCTGAGCCACAACTTCCGCAGTTTTCAGCGGCACTGTTTCGACAGCCTTAGCAGCAGCTAGAGCAGCTGTGTGCGCGGAGTCCACTCGCCCTGTGAGGGCAGCGATCCTCTGATCCTGCATCTCGGACTTAGCTCTCAGCGCAGCCCTGTCCTGTATGCTGAGAGCGTGGTCCTGTTCGCATTTAGCTATCTTAGCCTTAGTGACCTGCAGCTCAGCCATCAGCGCGGATATTCGCTCGTCCTTGCGCTCCGCATCGTGTTTGAGCACAGCTACTTCCACTGCTCTAGCTGTGTCGAGAGCGAGCTTGTTCCGTTCGCGCCACATGCCGACAAGCATGCCCGCAACTTGGCTGAGCATACTTATCGTAGCAACACCGATAGCGACAAACGCAGCCGTGTGCGGATCGGAAGTCGGTTGCACAACTATCTGCGGATCCGTTTGAGCTAACAAGGACAGCATCCAAGCCCTCTGTCAGTTAGTTATCAGCTCGTGGTCGCGTGAAGGATCCCGCAGTTGCCGTAGTAGTCAGCTCGGAGCTGCGGAACCTGGATGCACATGACTCGGAACCGGAGCTCCGCTCCGCCCTTGACTTCCCACTGGACAGTGGTGATGTCCATACCGTTGACAGCGCGAGCGACGTCCGGCGTCATCTGGACCATGACGAGCGTGTACGGTTTGAGCGACACGTCGACGTCGGTGCCAGGGCCGGTGGAGGAGCTGGGCTGAGTGCCGAAGAGCATGTCGAGGCGCCGGACATCCATGATGCCCTCGATGCTCTTCAACCGTTGGCGCAGCGTCTGGGTCGCCACGTTGCCGCCGGTGAGGATGTAGTCGTTGTCCATGTACTGATCCCAGTCGTTGCTGTGGTACAGCATAAAGGGACCGTAGAACTTGTTGGCGTACAGACTGTTCCGCATCGCAAGAACATCAGCGAGCGTGGAACTGGCGTTGGAGCCGGTGGGAACCGTGAGGTTGGTCTTCGTGAGCCGGCTTGTGAAATTGGTGTAACCGTACACCTGCGACGTTCTTCCGTACCCACCCTGTTGCGTGCTCGCGCCGCCGTACACCACGCCGGTGTTGACGCCGATCGTGACTTTCTCGATGCGCTCCGCGACGCGGCGACCACACGCTTCGCCGAGCGTGGTGTCCAATGGCGTGCCGGTGTTGCGGGAAATCATCAGCCGGCGCTGCGAGATACGGAAGCTCGCGTGCGTGATGGGCAGGGGCACGCCTTCCAGTTGGAAGATTGGAGCGTCGTCGCGCCCCTCAGCCACGCCGTCCATGTCCTGGATCGCTTCCCCAGGGTCCGACGCGGTCTCGTGTTCAAGGATCATCTTGCCCATGCCGTTGAACCCGCCGTAGCTGTTCGCTGCAGCGAGGTCGGTCCAAGCGCGCAAGCGGTAGCGAGCGGCTCGGAGCACGACTTTGTCGAGCTCCAACCACTCCTCCTTGCGGAGCGCAGTGGCGTTGGCGACCGGCGACTCCACGCCCAAGTCGCGGAGCTCGGACAAGCGCACGTTCTCCAGGACTGGCTCGAAGCGCCGAGTCTCCTTGTTGTACTCCCTGCGCCCCGTGTTCACAGTGACGCACGGGCGCCCGCCGTCCTCGTCGTCGAAGTACGGGCGCAGGATGCCCGGGTCGAAGCGGACGTTGCCGAGCACGGCGCCGACTTCGCCGTGCCCCTGCCCGTTGAGAATGAAGTCCTGAACGAACATGTACTGTATCCCCTTAGTAGGAGTTGCTCGCTGGCGAGCGCGCCGCCCGGTAGTCCGAGCGTTTTCCAGCGCGCCCCAGCTAGCAATTACGCTAGGTTACCGAGGTAAGTGACCCACAGCCAGTAATCGGCCACTGGGTCCGTCACGACTTCGTTCGCTTCGAACGGAGCCGATGCGTACGAGGAGTTCGCGTGGAGCTTGCCGCCCGTAGCTTCCACGCCGAACAAGTCGCCGATCGCGACATCGTCGGCGGTGCCGGCGATGTCGAGCACCAGGAGGTTCAAGTCTTCGCCAGCGACAGGGAAGTAGAGGAAGCAGCGCTTGTTAGCGACGTACGCGGTGGAGTAAATCTGGCCCTGATCGCCGTCCTCGAGGAGGACGCAGATAGGGCCCTTGGAGCCAGCTGTGCGCGAAGCGTGCCGGTAGGAGAACCGACCGTCGACGGGCGCTGTAGCCGGCACCTTCTCCATGAGAGTGCCGGGCTTGGAAGTATCAGTGATAATACCCTCCAAGAAGGTGCCCTTCGGCTCAGCCGTCACAATGATCTTCGTACCCTTCACAGTTGACTCCTGTTAGGAAGCTTGCTCCTTCGCCAGCGCCGCGTAGTCGATGCGGGGCAGAGGGAGCACGTTCTTGCGGTTAGCAGTCGGTTGCTTGGAGGTGGAGGGCGTTGCGCCGGCGTTGCCGATGAACAGCGGCAGCGGCTCGGCTGCGCCATGTTGCTGCGCTGCCGGGAGCAGTTCATGCAGCTCCACCAGCTCCTCGAGCTTCTTGTTCATCAGGAAAGCGTGCTTGCGCTTCCGCGCGTCGGCGTCCTGAACGTTGGCTACCAGGGCGTCAGCGATGCGGGCCTTCTCCCGCTCCTGCACCTTCAGCGCGTTCCTGACGACGCTCTGCACGTCCGGAGGAGCGTCCTTGAACCACTCCTCCGCGGTGTTCTTGACGGGCTTGCCCTTCTTGCCCTTCTCCTCTTCGTCCATCTCGCTGTCCTCCTCGTCCTCGTCATCTTCCTCCGCATTGTGGACGAACTTGTTAGTGACGAGGGAGTACGCGTAGTTCTTACCGCCCACCTTTACACCCTTCATGGCGGCGTTAGCGACAACCTGAAGCTTCGCGCGCTCCTTCTCGCCGTCGACGAGAGCTTTGAGCTTCTTCTCGCCGAACGTGTTCAGCGTCTTCTCGTCGCCCTTCCAGCAAGCGCAGTTGGCGGCGAGGTACTCGACCATTTCGCTCTTGTTCACAGCAGTATCTCCGAGTGTGTTGTTTGTGCTAGCGTGCATCGAAGCTGCCCGCCGGTGCAGCGCTGCAGCTCTGTCGTGCTGCATAGCAGCGTCGTCGTTCTCGTTTTTCCGAGCTTCCGTCGCAGCTTTCTCATGCGCTCTAGCAGCTTTCTCGTGCGCATCAGCAGCTTCGCTGCTGCTCTCCGTGTCCACCGCTTCCAGGGCGTGCTTGCGCGCTTTCGCGTGGTCCGTGTCGAGAGTAGCTTTCGCCGCTTCCTTGCTGGCGTAATCGCAGTCCTGCATGGAGACGTTCTCAGTCCACGAATCGGGCAGAGTCAGCCCCTTGCGCTTAGCGATGGAAGCTATTTTCTTCCGCACTTCAGCAGGGTTGTCAGCATGGCCAGCGAGTTTCGCAGCGGAGTCCACGTCCTTCTGCGTGCGTATGGGGAAGGACTGGTCCGGGCCGGCGAAATCTTCAACCGGCAGCTTGTCCCTCTCCCCCTGGCTCCAGCGTTCGTTGTACGCTGTGCAATCGGGGTCGCCCTCGTACCCTGTGTCGCTGTGCCCAGCTTTCGCTGCGTTGTGCGGTTTGCCCTGGTAAGTGCCATCCTTCGGGTGCCGCGGTTGGTCCGCGTTGAAGATGCCCAGCATCTCGCCGAAGCGGCGCCACAAGGTGGATTTGGCGTCAGCGTTGTTCACACCACAGCCGTCGTTGATGGAGCAAGCGCCCACTTCATCAGGGAGGATCGCCACGTGGTCAGCGCGGTGGTTGCGAGCGACAGCGATGTACTCGCGCCCCTGGTGCAACCCGGGCTTCTCCTCGTTGCTTGTGAACAGTCCGGTGGAGAGCTGAATCTTCTTGCCCGCTTTGACCCATGGAATGATGCGCGGGTCCGCGTTGTTCGTCGCTTGGATGTCGAAGCAAGCTTCAGCTTCGAGTTTATCTCCGACGACAGCGTTGCGGGTGAAGCCGATGTGCTGAACGCCAGGAGTCCTAGCGCTCACATGGACGCCGTCCTTGACAGGGTGGCCGACTGTCAAAGGGACGTTGTTCCAGATGGATGCGCTAAGCTCTTCCTTAGGGTACAGGAGCGGGCCCTTGGAACCCGAGAGTATGCCGGGGACTATGAGCGTAGCGGACGCCACGACGTACTCGCGCCCACCGATCGTCTCGGTGCGGGCGGAGCTAGCGCTCGCGTTGCCCAACACTTCTTCCATGCCACGATCATATCACAAGTTGACTCCTGCGTCAAATGCTCTTGAAAATGTTTGACACGTGTGAAGAAGTCATCGCTGCTGCATTACCCTGTCGAACTCGCGGTTAGCCAGCGAGAACTCCATCCAGATGTACAGGCCGAGCACGATCAGCAGCGGAATCCCCACAGCGCACACTATTGCGTTCCACATGCGTTGCTTGCGCTTCTTAGCGTTCATAGCTGCTCCAGTTTGTAGAGAAAAACACCGCGACGCACTTCGCAGACCACGCGCAAGCTAGCTATGCCCAGCTTTTTCCTCAGCCCCGAAATGTGCTGTCTAACGTTCGCGTTGGAGCTGAGCTCATCGTCGACGCACGCCTTCAGCTCCTCCAGCGTGTGGGGCTCCCCATCGCTCAACAGTTTCAGCATTCTCCGTTGCGTGGGCGTCAGTTCAGCTTCTCCACAGTAGCAGGGTCCACAAGGGTGTCGTCCACCCAGGTGCCGTCCTCGTCAGTCTTAAGTTCGCCCAGCACTTCAGCGCCACTGCCCTGCGCTTTAGCTTTGGCTAGCTGCGCGCCAGCGCAATTCAACTTGATGCACGGGAGGATCTCCTCCTCCGTCCCGAATTTGCTGCTTTCGTCTTCACTCACCCTACTTCCTCCAAGTCAGCTGTCAACCGCCCGCCAGCGTCAGGGTCCCTGTACACCTTGTGCACCCTGTACTTGCACCGCGGCGATTGGATCATCTCCTGTTCCCCAGGGTTGGAAGTGATGGGCTCCACGTAGAGCCCGCTCTTCGCTATTATGTTGTAGCGCACGTGCTTAGCTGAATTGCCGTGCCCGAGCGGCGGGTTGGGGCTCAAGCTGGTGGACGTCACGCTCGGCATAGTCCAATCGGAACCGTCCGACGCGCACTTCTTCAACCCAGCTTCGAGCAAGTCCATCTTCTTGGAATCGTACACCGGGAAGCCGCGAACTACTTTCATTGGCTTCGGCAGCGCTCCAGCTTTCTGGATCGCGCTCTCTATCAGGGAGAACTTTTCCCTGCTAGCATCGTCCAAGCATTGGAACTTCGGCGGGCACTTGCGCATCTTCTCGTTGAGACCGCTGTACCCAACCCCAGTGTAGCTGCGCACCCTGTCGATCTCGTCAGCTGTGAGCTTCGATTTAACAGCTTTGAAGTGCTGCCTCGCTAGCTCCTTCGCATCGTCGCCGGACACGGGGAGCCCTTTCGGCAGCTCGGGCCGCGGAGCGGACATCAGCTCATCCCAGCTCTTGCTCGCCGCTGCTGCTGCTGGTGCGCTGCCGTCCGCCTTAGTCAGCGACTTAGCGCTGACTTTCTTGCTCTGCCAACCGACCTTGATAGTAGCGCCCTTGCCCTCGTCGTGGTACCCCTTGAACGTCGCTAGTTGCCCTTTGTACAGCACCTTCTCCCCGTACATGAACTTGCTGGGCGCAACAGCTTGCTTCTCCAATTCTGCAGCATGTTTATCGAGTATCTCTTTCTCGGACAGCTTCTTGGGCAAAGGAGTAGTATGCGTCGGAAGCCCTGCAGCCTTCAAGGAGTTCGGGCTGACTTTCTTCGTCTCACCAGCTGCTGTCTTTATCGTCGCGCCCTTGCCCGCGTCGTGGTACTTCAGGAACGTAGCGGGTTCGCCCTTGTAGAGGACCTTAGCGCCAGGAGCGTGGCCGGAGGGGGCGAGCGTCGGCTTCGGCTCCTCACCAAGCTTCTTCTGCAGATCGTCGAAGCGCTGGGACAGGATGTGCTTAGTGGTGGGATCCGTCACCGCAGCGAGCACTGCGTCCTTCTTCCCCACAACGTCCTTGATCTGCTGCTTGACATCAGCGTCAGTCAGGTGCGCGAAGACAGCGGCGGCAGCAGGGTTCTTGCCAGGGTCGCGCATGCTTTGCAGTTCCCCGACGTGCGGGCCGAACGCTGCGCCCTTGGGGCTGCCCTGCGCCCTGTACAGCAGCGCACCGCCATTGTCGATGCGCACAGGCTTCCCGTTGTGGATGAGGATGTTGTCCTTGTCCAAACCGATCGCGTCCCAGTTAGCTAACAGCGCATCAGCTACGAAACCCTTCCCGACCTCCTTCCGCATAGCGAGGACTTCAGCCGCACTGTGGCTAGCTTCGTAGTCCTTGAGCGTCTGCCCACCCTCCAGGTACTCGCTGTACTTAGCACCGCCGCTGATGCCGCTGTGCGGAACTGCGACGCCGAGCGCCCTGTACAGCGCGTCCGCTTGCGCTTCGTTCTTCAACTGCTCCGGACCCGGCCCCGACTTCATAACCCACTTGTCGCCGTTCTTGTCCTCCACGAGCTGAGGGTGCGTGCTCCCGGGCAAGCTCTTCAGCACCTTGACGAAGAGCTTGTCCGCCGGCACCTGCTTCCCTCCGTCCTTGCCGCAGCTCGGATCCACACCACCGCCAGGACCAGTGGGGCAGAAAGCGTTGAGAGCGCGCTCGAAGTCCAATACAGCATTCAGCGTCGGCCTATCCCTGCTGATCGGCGCTCCCGGTTCCGCGCCCGCTTCCTTGATCGCTGCTTTGACTTCCTTGTAACTGCTCTTCTGCCCGCCGCTGTCCTCGCCGACTCCAGCTGGCACCCACGCGCACCTGCAGTTCGGGTGCATCGGCAGCATACCGCTCGCTTCGTCGAGCTTCAGCACAACACCCTGCATCGCATCGCACTCGTCGCACACCCTATCATCGCCAGCGGTGCTCCACTCCACCGCTGCGCCCACCTCCTCGATGCCCAAGTCCTCGAACGCGTCCAGCTGCCCCTCAGCGTGCGCGCGGATTATCTCCGTCCTCGCGAGCATCTCCGCTCTAGCTCTGCTGCTGTCCATGACTACGGACAGCTCCTTCGCCATGCTGCTCGGACCTTTGCCCTGCACCAACCCGTCAGTCAGCACGCGAGTTATCTTGAGCGACATATCATCGGTGATGCCCTCCATCTCGTCGTACGCGCGCCCGGCGAGCAGCTTCACCTTGCTCACCGTCTCCGGGTTGCGGAACGCTTGCTGCAGGAACTGGCCCTTATCGCCCTTGTTAGGCACTTTCGCGTCGTCGAACGCGCGCGCTGCACCCTTCCGGAAGCCGCGCTCCACGTACTCGTCCCAGAGCGCCTCGTCCGCAACAGTGCTCGGGTACTGCGCTCGAAGCCACTTCTGGAACGCAGCGATCCTGTCCGCTTCGTCGTCGTTGACGACGAACTGAAGGTACTGGACGATTCTGCCCTTGAGCCGAGCGAAGCGCCGGCGGAGCTCCGCTACGAACGATCTTCGCAGCACAGCACTGCGGGTCGGGTCGATGCGCCCAGCTGTGCGCTTGTTCCTGATGCTGTGCTTCTGCCAGCGCGCAGCCATCCTCGGGTGGTTAGCGTACATCCAGCGCTTCTGCTTCTCGCTCACGAACGGCATGCTAACTGCCCAAATAGAGTAGGTGGATAGCAAGGCTGATGGGGAACACGAACATGAGGAGGACTAGGAGCACGCCAGCCCATTTGTGCTCAACGCAGAATCGCGAAATCGTCGTTTTGCGCTCGGCGAGCAGGTGCCAGTCCAGGAGGTAAATAACTAAAGCTGTCAGCGTCGCTACGATCAGCACAACCAGCCAGAACGAGCTTACCACGTTGCCTCCTCAACTGTCCTCATGACTTCCACTATCTCCAAGTCACGTATCGTCCTGAGAAGCACTACCACCCTCGTCAGCGTTTCCGCTCCGATCATCGTTCTGGCCCTCGTCCGGTACAAGTGGGTGCTCAGCGTCATCAGTGAACTCGGAAGCTGAAGCGCAGATCTGCTCAGCTGTCCACTCGTCGTACCCCAGCTCCTTCGTCAAGTAGTCCATAGGCGACATGAGCTGGTGCACGTTGCCGCTTACGTACTGGGACATGGCTGTAGTGCGCTGCGCAGCTATCTGCGCCTTGTCCTTGTCGCTCAAGCTGTCCAAATCCGGCCATTTCACAGTGTAACCCTTCTTGGGCTGCGGCAACACGCCAACAGCGATCAGCCGATCCAGGAGCGGCGCTATCACGTTCGGCGTCAGGAAGCTGTTCATGTAGCCGCGAACGTGGTCGTTCCACTTGGAGTCGTCCTGGCTGGAAGCCAATTCGCCGCGCTCGCTGCCCTTGAACACGCGGATCGGACAACCGAGGACTATGCAGATCGCTTCAATGTGAACAGCGATGTAGGAAGTGGGGTCGGTGGGCGTAGGCGCCACAACTTTCGCGCCCATGCCAGTAAGGAGCAAGTACCGCTGAAGCCCGTTCATCACGTTTTCCATCGTGTTCTGCATGCCGCGCTGATCCACGACGACGTCGCCGCCGAGCTGAGGGTGCGTCTCCAAGGAGACTATGGGCGTCGCTCCGCGCCAGTACGCCTCCGCGCTGCCGCCATACGTCTTGTACAGATCCAGGATGCGGTTGAGACAGGGTTGCATAGCTGGCGCAGCGAATATTTCGCTGCTCACCTTGCCGTCTGCGATGTGTATGACTCTGCTCCAGTGCACGCGTATGGTTGCCAACGGCAACCCAACGCCGCTGCGCTGCTCGCGCGGGTCGTTCAGCGTCACAAGGTACATGATCGGCATGCCGAAGCGCGGGTTGTGGATGTCCGCTTCGTATTGGACTATTTGCACCAAGGATTCGTCGAACGCGCGGAGGAACATCAGCTCCCGCTTGTTCTTGCTGCCCTGGCTGCTCGGCTGCTGGCTCGGAGCGAACTGCACCCCAGTGTACTGCGCCTCAGTGCCCGTGCCGCCGAAGAGCTGCGTGCCGGGCGAATCCGCGACGACTCCTTCCACCGGCTCCTGGAACAGCTTACCGTCGTTGAAACCCAGGAGGAGTATACCGAAGTGGCCTATCCTGGCAGCTATCACTGCCCGCTTGACGTGCTCCCACAGCACTGTGTTGTTCTCGTCGCGCAACCAGCTCTGCTCACCGCGGAGCTTAGCGCACACGACAGCGAACGCTTTCTCGAACTCAGTGCTGATGCTCGGGTCATCGTCCTCGCCAACTAGGGGAGGGCTGTCGAAGCTCTCCTTCGGCATCAGCTCCACGACGCGGCGCGCGATGCTGTCCCTGTCGAACAGGGCTCTGTACTTCCCAGCGTCGATTATAGTGTCGGTGGGCGGGTAACCGCACTCGTCGTCGATGTTGCGCCGCGGGTCAAATATCTGCTGGAACAGCTTCTCCCGCGACGTCAGCAAGTTGTTCACTAAGCTTTCGAGCTTGTTGACAGCGATAGCGTCGTAGCCAGCGTTGTACAAGCTCATTTCAGTCTGCATCGTTGAGCTCCTTAAGCTGCTGCTCGCAGTCAGCTATGTCGCCCTCGAGCCACTTGAAGCGCGCGAGCAGCGGGTCGAAGTCGACCTGCACGGAGGATTGGCGCCTGCACCCGTCCTCGTCCGCGAAGCGCACTACCTGCTGAAGCTTAGCACTGCGCACAGCCTGCATCTCCGCCAGCGCCTTCAGCTCCCTGCTGACCAGCTCCCTCTCCGTCTTGACCATGCTCAACCGCTTGAGCCAGTACGCAGTGCGAAGGAGCAGAAGCTCGCGCTTGTCCTCCGGCGGCGCCCACTCCGGCCCAGCGTAATCAGTAGCGGAGTAGCGCCACCCATCGCGAAACAGCAAGCGGTTGCCGTACATGACAGGGTCCCCACCGTGCTCCGCTTGGAAAGCGAAGAAGTACGCGCGCCAATCGAGCTCAACTTGCACGAAGGCGTTCAAGCTCCGCCCTCCCAGCTTCTGTGAGCTTCCATCTGCCGTGCCTCTTGCCCTCCTTCACCCACCACACGCCCACCCTTCTGCCGAGCGTCCTCCACACGCCGCGCTTCTGGCCAGTGGATTCGCCGAGCTCCTTCCCCGTCTGCATGCGCAACCCCAGGGAATCCAGCACCTGCCTCTCAGCGAATCCCACCTCAGCTCTCGGCTTCACGTTGACTTCGTCAGCCAAGAGCGTGTCCAGGTGCGCCAACTCCTGCAGCACCCTGCCCCTGCGCCTCTGCAAGTGCTCGCGCCTCTCCGCATCCACGCTACGCGACTCCTGCAACAGCTTGGTAGCTCCTGTGCAACATAGCGTGCACAGCGAGAACCAAGGCATCAGCTTCGTCCGGCGACCTGCCTATGATTCCGGTAAGCGACTTCTCAGGGTGCTCTGGGTTAGTCTTGGGCATAAGGCTCAGCCGCCCCTCGTCGTCGCGCGTGAGCGGGATAGCTCCGAGCTGGTAGTGGATGTCGTCGCACTCAGCTGGGATAGCGAAGCCGAAGCTCCTCGCACTGCTCCTACCTGCTAGCCCAGCTATCGCTCTGAGAACATCGTCGTCGACGCCGTCCGCCACCTTCTCCCCAAACGCTGGGTCCATCAGCTCCATAAGCTCGCCGTAGAGTTGGCTCCGCCTCTGCTTGTACGCGTACTGCGCTTCCTTGTTCAGCCGCCGCTGCGATACAGGGACTTTGCCAACCCTTGGCTCCTGAACTACAGCGCCGCCGAACGGCACAGTTCTCACAGGGTAACCCATGCGCCTGAGCCAATCCGCTATCTGCTTGCCAGCCCCGCGGTCGATGCAAACCCTGTCAGCGGAGCAACCGTGCTTGCGCATGAACGCTACCAGCTCGCCGACTATGACGCTGGTGTCCGGCGTGCGCTTGGTCACGCGCTCTATGACTCCGAACTCGTCCACTGCTACGAACGCCGTGTTAGCGCTTCCCTCGCCCGGATCGACGCCGATGCCCTTCGCTACGCGCTTCTGCCCGCGGAGCGCCTGCGCCAAGCTCTTCGCTCTAGCGAGCCAAGTAGCCGGGAACATCTTGACGCCGACGCCATCGAACCAATCAGCGTCCAAACCAGCGCACTGCTTCGCTGCGTCCCAGTACTTCCGGCGAAGCACGTACTTCTCGTAGCTGAGGACGCCGGGGATGAGCGTCTCGCCGGTGGGCTTGATACCCTTAGCTTTCTGCGCCAGAGCGAAGCGCACGTTAGGGCTGTCTTCAGCCCGTATACGCACAACCTTCCGGTAGTAACCGACGCCGTTCTCCCTGGGTATGTCGCCGCCCACCACGGACCCGTCGGGCTTGCCCTTCACGCCCCACCGGAATTCGTTCGCGCACTCGTACGGGTTGCCGATGAGCAGGATCCTGTTAGCCCACTCGCTGCCCTTCTCTATCGACACTCGATCCAACCCGCTCGCCTCGTCGCCGATGAACATGGTGCGCGGGATGCCGTCGCCAGTGTCAGCGATGTGGTGCCCCGACAGCCCTTCGCCCTTCTGCGCAACCCGCCCGAGTATGTAGCTCTTCGGGTCGACGCTGCCCTGGATGACTTTCCGTATGCGCAAGTGGTCCAGAAGGAGCGGACCGCCCTTGTCAGCGGTGAGCGGCACGGACGCAGTCGCTATGAAGTTCCGTATCTCGCCCCAGAGCACGCTCTCCAGTTGGGGCCCGTCCACCGACGTCGTCACTTCCCTGCACGGGTGGCGAAGATCATGCCCGTCACGAAGTCCTTGCCGAGCTCATGCCCCGCTGGAACCAGGGTCCAGTTGTTGTTGAAAGCGGAGTGGACTATCTCCCTCTGCTTCGAGTACAGCGTGTACTGGGGCCACAGGAACCGCATCAACTTGAACGGGTCCTTCAGCTCCCAAATCGACATCGCGTATCCTCTTCTCCACAGCGTCCTCAGCTTCCGCTTCCAAACCAGCGAGCTGGCTCCAAGGGTCGAACGCTACCTTAGCTTCGATCTTCTGCGTGAGGGTAAACTTCGCTGCCATAGCCAGAGCAGCAGCCTTGCTCAGGAATTTCACTGTCCACAGCGGTTGCCCGCCGAACAGGCGGACTTCGACGCTCTCCACCAAGCGCTTGACCTTGACGTCCAACTTAGCGAAGTCCTCCGGGCATATCATCCACTGCCCATCCGGCCCTGTCACGAAGTAGTCCGTCGGGCAGAAGTCCAGTATGAACTTGATGTACTCGCGCACGTACTCGCCAGTCAACTCGCTCACCGCTTCCCTCCTCGCTAACTCCTCCTGAACCGCTTTCTGGACGTGCGCGTACTTCGGAGTTCGGAGAAGTTGCGTACCTGTGCTGGACGCTTTGTACCCAGCTTCCTTGATAGCCCTGTCTTTGTTGAGGTGCGTGCAGTACTCCCGTA